GTGCCTGAGCCACCAGTGTCGGATTCATCGCGGTCATCAATGCCGTTATTGTTTACGTCAATGAATTGACCAGTTCTAACCATACCGCCTTCAGCATTTGGGCCGTCCGTACCTGACCCTATAGGCTGATCTCCTAGCGTCGCAGAGCCGGGTACTGGTTGCTGTGTTGCCCCCATCTGGGCAAATATCTCCGCGTCCGAAAGACCTTGAATGCGAGGGTCGTTTGCCAGCACCTCCATGGTTTCGCCAGTGGCGGGGTTAGTAATCGTGCGATTGCCCCCAGATTGCGCCTGCGTGGTTTGCTGATAGCTTTGAACAGCATTTGGATTTTGCTGAATGTAAGCGTCAACATCTGCCTGATTGCCCATAAATCCGTAGGCTTGTGCAGTGGCCATTGGATAAGAGTTTGGCCCATACACGGCGGCCATGTACGCCTCTTGTTCTGGAGTCAATTTATTGCCTCCGGGCATTGGCATAATGCTCATATCAAGCCCCCTTCGCCTGCGGCGCTTGAGCAAACTCAGAGAAGAGGTCCATCATCTTGTACATTAGATCGATGCCAGCTTCTTTGTTTTCGCCATTCATCGGCGTTAAGGTGACAATGCCGTCTTTGTTCTTCATGTCGAAGGCACCAGCGCCCCGTACTGCGCGGCCAGTCATCACAAACTCGCCGTCTGACAGCATCGCAGGGATATCATCGCTGATTTCCGTGCCTTCGCCGTTGATGTCCCCCGTCATGCGTATGAAAAGCTCGCCGTCCATGTCGCCGCCTTCAGACTTATAAACCGCGCCGCCTTGATTAAACATCGGGACCTGCTGTGACGCAGGCAACATTCCCGTAGGCGGTGTGTAATTCGGTAGCGGCATGGCTTGGTTAATGTCATTCGGATTGGGCGCTAACAAAATTTCACGCGGGATAAATTGCTGGCCTTGTGGGATGGGTTGGCCGCCGCTCAACGTCGGGAAATTGTTAGGTAACAGGCCAAACTCCACAGGATTTGGTGCGGGCTGTCCCATTCTTTTTGCAATCTCTGCCTCGATATTGTACCGGCCAGCCGCATTCATCTGCGTGAGCGGGGTCAGAGGCACGCCTTTACGGTCTTTAGCTTCGTCGTAGGCCAGCTTGCCGATCAATCCAGCCAAGCCAGCGGTGCCAAGCAGGCCGCCGATTCCCATGCCGCCTTGACCACCAAGGCCCAACATAGACCCTAGATTAAACCCACCTTGCTGGCCGCCTTGCTGGCCGCCACCTAATCCGAGGATGCCGCCGAGGTTAGAAAGCAAGCCGCGATCATCAGCGCCGGGCATAATAAATTCGCCTATAGAGCCGAAAAAGCCTTGGCCCGCGTAAGGGCTAACTGCCCCTGCGCCTTGTAATTCTGCAAGGATTTGCTCGAAATTAAGCCCGCGCGCCATGCCATCTTGTATGGCTTGATCTATGGCTGGATTACCTTGTGCCGCCTCTGTCAGGATGTCGGCCGCAGTCTTGCCGCCGCCTCCAATACCAAAGGTCTGGCCGAGGTTGCTCAGCAACCCTCGGTTGTCAGCGCCCGGCATGATGTATTCGTAAATGCTTCCGAAAATGTTGGAGCCACCGCCTGCTGAATTAGTCAAGTTTGCAACTCCTCCGCTTCCGCTTCCAAACATACCGCCGCCAAAACCGGGGACTGAAATGCCGCCGCTTCCACCGAGGCCCGGTATTTGAAAGCCGCCTTTACCGCCCGGCATTGGTGCGGCAAGCGCCGCAATCCCCGCTAAAGGATTGCCGCTTTTAAATGCGTCATAAGCGTTATAGCCTTTGCTGATTATAGCCGCGTAAGGTTGCCAAGGGCCCGGTATAAACTGCGCGAAATTAGCTATAGGCTTAACAATCTTTTTGCCCACTTTCTTGATGGACTTCCACGTCTTCTTAAACCAACCAAACTCTTCCAGTCCGGTGACTGGATTCAAAGATGCAATGCCAGAGCCAACAACATACTGCTCTGGATCCAGATCGAGTTCCGCAAACCGCTCGCCAACTACCCGCTCGAAGTCGGCGTCCGCCATCATTTCGGGCGGCAAGACAACCTCGCCGGGCGCTAGATGGGCCAAGGTGGTATCAGGGCCACGGCCAGCTTGTGAAAGCTGAACAGCCATGTCTGCCATTGGGGCCTGCGTCCCAACTTCCGCCGCCTGTGCAAGGCCCATCGCCACTTCAGCGTCCAATGGGTCTTCTGCGGTTGCGGCGGTGCCCATTAGTTGGGCAATGGCCTCTCGCAGTCCCGCGTTTGGATCCATAGGCATCTCGGCAGACATCGCAATGTCTGACTGCACTTGCGGGTCTTGAATATCAATCGGGTTAGTGTCGACTGAGCCGCCTCGCGCCATCATCATAGGCGCTTGCGGTCCCATAGGCATTCCAGCCATGGCAGAAATTCTTTGCTGAAGAAATTGATTCATGGCGTGCTCACCGTTACGGTCCCTACGCTGACCGTCATTCCGAGACCCGTCGTATAGGACTGGTGCTCATATAAATTACGGAACACCGTGCCATCAAAGGCTTGGTGTATCTCAAGCGTAGTATTAAAGATTATTGCTCCCGTGGCAAATTGCAGTTGAGAGATTTCAGTAGAAGTAAAGTGCGGCGAAATGCTGAAATCCACGCCGCCAAGGTTAAGCTCCAGTATCCGAATAAGCCGATTAAAAGTGTCCGCATCGACTTTTTCGCCCGGCCTTGCGCTAAGCGGAAGCTGGGTCGGCAGTAAAACGCTCATTAGCGCCTACCGCTTGGCTGTACATCGACACGGGTCGATCCTATCCGCCATTTGTAGCCCGTTGCATCACTGCCCGTCAGATCATCATCGCTCTCAAATCGCAACACGATTTGACGGGCCCTGCTTCGCAAGTTTTTAAACTGAGTGGTCTGCTCGATCTGAGAGGTGCTGTCTGTGACAAGAGAATCGCCGGGGTAGTTTCTGCGCTTCAGCACAAAATTGACCGCCGCATTATTTGACACGGAAGGCGCAAAAATAAAATTAACGTCTGGAATGACCTTCTTGACGAAGCTAAAGTTTTCTCCAGATCCGATATCGATGTCGGCGCTTTCTATGAATACCCCAGCCATCCCTTCGCTTAAATTGTCATAGCCCGTCTCGTGCTCAAAAAGAAATTGCTGAGATGAGTCCGTCGCGGCCGCAACCGGAGCATCCTCGATGCCTGCGTCAAGCCATGCGTAACGCACCAGACTGCCAATAGACCAGTGGTTTTCTTCATAGTTGTAGATGACATAGCGCGATATTTCTTGCGTGCCATCTTCAATGCTCGGATAAAAGAACCATATTTCGCCATATTCTGAGTTCAGGCCCATGTGGCATTTGAAAGCCTGCGTAAGATCAAGGTCGCTGAAAACATATTCCTGCACTGTGCAAGGCAGTTTTTGCACCGCGCCGTTGTACACATAAAAGCCGGTTTTGGAGGCAAAAAATACGCCGCTTGGCGCTGTTATCATGGCTTTGGGGCCAATTAGCCCCGCGCCCTCATTGACCAAATTCACCGCAAACGTCAAGGGTGGCCCAATAAACGCCATTGAGTACAAACTGGTATCTGTCCAAATCAAAATTTCCTGACGGCTTTTAGTTGCGCCCACAATGAACGAGCCTGAAGAAATTCTCAGGGAGCCAGCAGAATTGGTGGACAGGGGCTCAAAATCCAGTTCGTTTTCGGCATCAGAGAAAGCCACCAACATGGGGTCGAGCACACCCGTGCGAGATGAACCGCTAATTGGATCGGCACCGAGCACAATTAGGTGCCTGTCCACCTCAGAAGTAATGACTTGCAAGCCAACTGTGGGGACCAAGTTTGCCCCGCTTACTGTCGATAAATTTGCCGCTCGCGTGCCAAATCCTCCGCTGTCGAGCCAGCGATAGATGCCACCACCGCGAGGATTGATAATTAGGTTTTCGCCAAAGTTGTCGTGGGTCCAAATTCTAAGCTGATTGATGTTAGAAGTAGCGGTCTGGGATCCCCAAGCCCCATTTCCCCACGTTCCAACCGACCAGCCGGTAGACGCAAGATAAACATCGAGGCCGACGTTAATTTGATATTGACCGACAACGGAAGCGCCACCATTTCCTACGTCAGAAGCGTCGGCTGTAACAGTGGCTCCAGATGTATCTTTTGCGGTGATTTCGTAAGTATTTGCGCTTGTGACCAAGCTAATCTGATACTCCTGATTGAGCACCGTGCCTGTGATATTTCCGCCCAAAGATGCCGCGCCGCTGAATGTCACAAAGTCATTGTTGACAGCACCATGTCCAGTATCGGTAACGGTAATCGTGGATGAGCCGTCTACGGCGGCAAAAGTTACGTCGCCTGCGGCAGTTGTTGAGCGGATGGGTGTTACGTCGTTGTAGGCACCGCCTTCCTCGATGTAATACTTGAGCGTCGTGCCGAGTCCAAGATACCGAGTGCCACCCAACTCAATCCAACTATGCAAAGCGCGACAAATGCCAAGAAAGGCATTAGCGCCCAGCTTAGCCCAGCCGCCAACTTTTTCGACTCTGCCTTTACGGAATCTAACGAGGTTGCCATCAACCCAGCCTCCCTTCGCCGAGTAATCTGTGGCTTCTTTGTCAATCCCCGGCTGAAAATCCAGCGTTTGTAGTGGCATCTGGCATCACGCCAGCCTGATAATCGCACCCGTCGCGGTGGGCGAGGGGAAGACTACAGTAAAGTTGCCTGCGGTAGAGGTTTTGTCTCCACCGAAATCCAGCGCGCAAACGGCTTTGTCTGACGCAGATGTATTAAAAATCAAGGCCCCTCGTGCCGTGACTGTTGC